TAAATCCAATGCAGCAGGAATGCCAGCGTGGTTTCCTTCATTAGTTAAAAGAGTACTTAAAGAAGGAGAAGATATTACATCGAAAGCCGCAACCGTTGAACGTCAAACGGTTCATAAGATTAAGTTGCCCGAATCAGGCACTCCGGTAGAAGTCACTCAAGATTTAGTTTCAGGAAACACAGTCGTTGATATTGGCGAACAAACCAAACATGGATGGCCAGCTGGTGGAAGATATGATCAGCCTGTACGACTTGAATTGAAAAAAGGAGAATGGATTGAGCCTGATGTGACTAAAGCAGGAAAAGTAAAAGGAAAAGGCAAGAAAACAAAAGATGAATTCATTGTTGAAGAAGCCGAGTTTACCGGTGGTCATCCAGAGAATGTAAAATTTGAAGAATCGGTTCAATTTAAATATGGCGATCATGGATCGGACTTTAGTGAAATAGAACAATTTGCAACGAAGAGTCCTGTCACTAGTGGCAAGTCGTCAGGAGAGGTCTCACGAGCTCTAAGAAGAGAAGGATGGTACGGTAAAAAAGAAAAAGCACGCCAATTGGCGATGGATAAAAAACATGGGGGACTTAGAAGCACTTATAAGAAAGATCCACACGTTAGAGGAAAACAAGCTGATAAAGATGCCTGGGCTGAAGGACATCAAGAAGCGCAATGGGACACAATGAAGGACGAAGGATTAGATGAATTTTCATCTGGCGGTCGAGTTAGTTATACCAAAGGCGGTCTGGCGACCATGTTAGGAGAATAATGAATCTTAAACAATTAATTACATTTGGTTTAGAAGAAAGCCAAGAGCCGGTAATCAAGAACCCTATTCTTCGAGAAGCTTTGGTGGGCACTCCAACAAAAGAAGTGACACAGTATGGAAGACGTATCTATAATACACCAGGCGGTGAACAAGTTTCAGAAAAATCTACAACTTTCTTTTTAAATGGAAAGTGGTTGAACGTTCCAAGCATTCATAATGGTCGAGCATTCACTGACGATCAATTAAGGCGCATGATTAAAGAAGGTAAGATCCAACCAACCAGTGTCCATGGATCACGGACCAAGGCTGAAGAAGCTGCTGGCCAAAGATCCGATATGATGAAGAGACACGAAAGAGGATTTAAACCCGGCGGCCTCGTAGAACCGGGTGTCACGCATTATGCACGTAAATCTCCGACTAAAATAAATGAAGAACTTTTTACAAAGATAGATGATCTTATTGCAGAAGCCGGAAGAGCGGGTCAAGTTTTAGGCAAGAAAGGACTCGGCGAAGGTTTAGGATATAAAGTCGTTGAAAAAGGAAAAACGTCAGGGCAAGGTGGATTGAATAAAATTATAAAGGCTTGGGAAAAAGCTAGAGATAAAACATTCACATTTAAACCATCTAAGTTTACAAAGGATTCTCCAAAAGTTAAACAAGTTATTGAATTATTCGAAAATGGTATGAGTAAAAAAACTATTGAGTATAAAACAGGGATTTCTCGAAAAGAAATAAGAAGCATATTTCATCAATTTGCTAAAGCGTATATCGGCGATGAAAATCATCCAACAGGGGAAGGAAAATGGGCAGTTCAAAAACGAAGAAAGAAAATTATAAAAGAACTTACTGACTATTGGAAAGATAAACCTGGTGGCAAGGAGATGTTAGAAGAAATGAAGCAAAAGCTAAAAAGCATTAAGGATAAGAACCGTGAAATTGCAAACATGAGTGATGAAGCTATTTTAAACAATAAGATGTTTAAAGAAGCAATGGGTCTTGATGTTAAGGGATTAAAAGCGGGCGAAGGAATTAATTTTAATCGTTATAAAAATTTAACGGATGCAGACTACATTGCTAAAATAAGAGCAATGGCCGAAACAAATCAATTCTATCAACCAGAGCATTTGATTCCAATTAATAAGAAAAACCCAGCTTCTATGCGTCCTAAAAATATTTATACAGCCACTGGAAAGATGGGTGGACAACTGGAAACACTGAAAAGTTATGTAATTAACAATCCAAAGGGAGATTATGTTTCTCAAATTGATGAACTTTTTACAAGTCAAGGTCTGCCAACAAGCGAAGCAAACTATAAAAAATTGTGGGAAGAAAAAGGTGGAAAAATATTTAAAGACGCAGGTATTCCATGTCTTAAAGGCGCTGGTGGCACTTGTACAACTCCAAAAGATTTTAGAAAAGGTTTCAATCAACTTGTTAAAGAAGCAGCTGATGGAAAAGGAAGCAAAGCTGCAATATCTAAGTTAGCTAATTTTACAAAAAAAATGCGTGGACTTAAAGGTGCTGCTACATGGACGGGTTATGGTTTGTTAGCTGAAGCAGGTTTTATGGTTCCTTTTGCAGTGGGTGATTATGCAGCAGGTAAATCATGGAAAAGAATTTTAGGAAATGCAACCGATTATGGTTTTGGTCCAATCTTTGGTCAATCAGAACAAGAAGAATTTGAAGCAGCACTTCCAGAAGGATCAAAAGCTGTTGAAGGAGAGAAAGTTTTAGAACTTGGAGAAAGATTAACTGGAATGGAAGAGCAAAAAGTAAATCCTGGTTATGGAAGAGTGGGATTTAAAGAAAAAGCACCAGAACAAAGGCAAAAAGTTTATACTGATATATTAGATGAATATGATTTAAATTTCCAACCATTTTTAAGTGATACTCCTTATGCTCAAGATCAATGGCATCAAGGTATGTGGAATCAAGCTCATCAAGATGCAGCTGAGGCAAGAGCACAGATAGCAAAAGAAAATTTGGAAAGAGAGCAAAAAAGAAATATAGCTCTGGAAGAAGAAGATTATTATGGAGCCGAAGGAGGCATAGCGAGTTTAAATGTCAAAAAATAATCCAACCCTTGTAAAAAATATGAAACATGTTAAATGGAATCAAATTCCACCCTTAAAAGGGCCTACTCCACAGGGCTTGATTAAAGTAGTAAAAAAGGATAAGAAGACACAGGAGAATTTAAATGGCAGAAATAGATAAATCTCTCCCTAATATTAAACGACCCGACGAAGATGTTGCAGCGGTTGTTAATTTACAGGAAGAGGAAAAACCAAAAGGCCCTGTTGAAATTACTGAAGATGAAACAGGAGCAACAATTGATTTTGATCCAAACGCCATGCCTTCACCTGATGAAGGGGATCATTTTGCAAACTTAAACGAATTATTACCAAACGATATTACCGATCCAATAGCCAATAGACTCGAAGGAGACTACAGAGAATATAAAGCTTCGCGTGCAGATTGGGAAAGAGCTTATACTGTTGGTTTAGATCTCTTAGGATTCAAATACGAAAATAGAACTGAACCATTCCAAGGAGCTAGTGGTGCAACTCACCCAGTTCTTGCAGAAGCAGTAACTCAGTTTCAAGCTTTAGCTTATAAAGAATTATTACCAGCAGACGGACCTGTTAGAACTCAAGTCATGGGTTCATCTAACCCGATGAAAGAACAACAATCTCAACGTGTTAAAGATTTCATGAATTATCAATTAATGGATCAAATGAAAGAATATGAACCGGAGTTTGATCAAATGTTATTTTATTTACCACTTGCAGGATCTACTTTTAAAAAAGTTTATTATGATGATTTATTAGGCAGAGCGGTTTCTAAATTTGTTCCTGCTGATGATTTAATTGTTCCTTACACTGCAACTTCTTTAGAAGATGCAACAGCTGTGTGTCATGTAATTAAAAGTTCTGAAAATGATTTACGTAAACAACAAGTTAATGGTTTTTATAGTGATATAGAATTAGTTAAACCTCAAGACATAACTACAAATGAAGTAAAGAAAAAAGAAAGAGAATTAGAAGGCTTAACTAAATCACAAAGAGTTGAACCTTTATACACAATTCTAGAATTCCACGTAGACCTTGATTTAGAAGGTTTCGAAGATGTTGGGCAAGATGGTGAACCAACAGGAATAAAATTACCTTACATCGTTACAATCGAGCAAGGTAGTCGGAAGGTTCTTTCGATAAGAAGGAACTTCGCGCCCAATGATCCATTGAAAAATAAGATCCAATATTTCGTCCACTTCAAATTTCTGCCAGGACTTGGATTTTATGGCCTTGGACTCATTCATATGATTGGCGGTTTGAGCCGTACTGCAACTGCGGCTCTCCGTCAATTATTAGACGCGGGTACTTTATCAAACCTACCGGCCGGATTTAAACAGAGAGGTGTCAGAGTAAAAGATGATGCTGCAAACATACAACCAGGTGAATTTAAAGATGTAGATACTCCAGGAGGAAACTTAAAAGATGCTTTTGTATTCTTACCTTACAAGGAGCCATCGCAAACTTTATTGCAATTGATGGGAATTGTCGTTCAAGCAGGACAAAGATTCGCGTCCATTGCTGACATGCAGGTCGGGGACGGGAACCAAAATGCAGCAGTTGGTACGACCGTAGCTCTTTTAGAACGTGGTTCAAGGGTAATGTCAGCAATCCATAAAAGACTGTATGTATCTTTAAAAAATGAATTTAAATTACTTGCAGGAGTATTTAAAACATATTTGCCTGCTGAATATCCCTACGATGTAGTAGGAGGACAAAGAAATATTAAAGTTAAAGATTTTGATGACAGAGTAGATATTCTACCTGTCGCTGATCCAAATATATTTTCAATGACACAAAGAATTACTTTAGCTCAAACAGAGTTACAGTTAGCAATGTCTAATCCACAAATGCACAATATGTATATGTGTTATAGAAAAATGTATGAAGCTTTAGGAATAAAAGATATAGATAGAGTATTACCCCCTCCACCACCTAATCAACCAAAAGATCCGGCGATCGAGCATATTGATGCAATGGCTATGAAACCTTTTCAAGCGTTTCCTGGTCAAGACCATAGAGCTCATGTAACGGCTCACTTAAATTTCATGGCAAGTAACTTTGTTAGAAACAATCCTAGCATTACTGCATCCTTAGAAAAAAATATTATGGAGCACATATCATTAATGGCTCAGGAACAAGTTCAATTAGAATTCCCACAAGAAATGCAAATGTTACCACAAATGCAACAGGCGGCTGTTCAGAATCCTCAGATTAAACAGCAGCTTCAACAAATCTCTCAAAAGATAGAAGCTAGAAAAGCGATATTGATTGCAGATATGACTGAAGAATTTATGAGGGAAGAAAAAACAATTACTTCTCAATTTGATCATGATCCATTACTTAAATTAAAACAAAGAGAAATTGATTTAAAAGCTATGGATGCAGAGAGAAAAATGAAGGAAGATCAAAATAGAATTAATTTAGATAAAGCTAAACTGGTTCAGAATCGTGAGATAACTGATGATAAACTTGATCAGAATGAAGAGTTAGCTGAATTAAGAGCAGACACAGCAATTGAGAAATCATTGATATCTGCTGATGTTAAGTTGACTTCAGATAGAATGAAGGCTAAAGACGTGAAGACCTTGAAAGGTCCTAAGTCATAGTATATACAAACCTAGGAGAAAAATATGACAATAAAAAAACAAGCACCGTTAGGAAAATCCGAAAAGATTGGAATTCCTTCTCAGAATCTAATAATAGATCCGAGAGGAAAGACCAGTATAAGAGGACGATCAGCTAGAATTGCTACTGGTGATAAAGTAACTGTTCAAGGAACAGGCAAAGCTAGAAAACAAACAGCAACCTGGTTCTAATATGTGGTTTGGTCTAGCGAGGATGGCTCTCAAAACCGGGAGTCATATTTATCAAAATAGACAGAAGACAAAAGCCGCAATGTCAGATGCAGCTTTGATGCACGCCGAGCGCATGGCGCGAGGTGAGGAATCTTACCAGGGCAAACTTTTAGAATCGCGAGATAACGATTTTAAGGACGAAATCGTTCTTATAATTATTTCGGCGCCCATAATTGTGCTCGCCTGGGGAGTCTTCAGTGACGATCCGGCAATGATGCAGAAGATAGAACTCTTTTTTCATCATTTTGGCTCACTGCCGATATGGTTCCAAACTTTGTGGATTACCGTGGTAGCGAGTATTTTTGGGATCAAGGGTACACAGGTGTTCAGAAATGGTGGACCTAAAACTAAAAAGTAGACTTGTATATTAATATAAGTTATAATAAAATTAATTAGGAGAAACATATGAGAAATGATTTCGGAACAAGACCTTACAAATCTAGATTCCCATACAAAGCTGGAAAATCTACTGGTAAGAAAAAATCTCAAGGATACGACGATAAGCTTGATGAATCCTTAGGTGCAAGACACGGCAAAAAATCTCAAAGCTACGAAGCTCGAAGAAAAGAATCTGAAGGCATGGAAAAAGCTATGGGAAGAAGAAAATACGCTGCTGTCGGTTCTATGGATAAAAACAAGAGAAAAGCATAAGGAATTCTTATGGGTTGGAAAGATAAAGTCGCAAAATCTGTTTGGGGAAAAGCAACAGAAGCTTATAAAGGTTGGAAACAATCTAAATCCACATGGGTAAAAGATAAAACTGGCACTATTACAGGTGTTAAACCTCATACAGGGAAAGTTCCTTGGTATGTAGGCGCAAGTCCTAATACTCCTGAAAGTCGAGCCAGGATAGTAAAAACTCATTACAGTCTTAAACGTAGTGATAAAATTGATAAAGCTGTCAAAGATATTGAGAAGGGTAAGAAAACTTTAAAACATATGGAAGCGACAGGTCAAGCAAAAGAATTAAAAAATTACAAAGGTGAAGGTACTGGTGTATATCACAAAAAAGGATTTGATAAATAATGTATAGAAGATTTAGATCACCAAACGCAGGCCAAACATCTTTGACTTTACAGCATGCTACAAGTCCAGGCTCAGGTTTTAGACCTGCTTTAGGTCATAATAGAGATGGTTATCCTACGGGTGGAATTCCTGTTCAAGGATATAAATCTGGGGGAAGAGTTGGATTTAAAAAAGGTACTAAGAAAAACTGGATTCAAGACGTAAATAAATCCATTAAAAAAAGAGGAACTAAAGGAAAGTGTACACCTATTACAAAAAAAGGTTGCACTGGACGAGCAAAAGCTTTAGCAAAGACATTTAAAAAAATGGCTAAGAAAAGGAAATGATTAAACGATTTATAAACTGGATAAAAAGTTTATTCGGTACAACAGGAACAGATTATAGATTCATCAAAACTGAAAAACCTGTAGTAGAAGAAAAAGAAGAATCAATTGTTCAACACTGTATTTCTCATATAAGATTTAGAAAGAATTGCCCAGATTGCTTAAGAGCAGTTGGGGTTATATAATATGGCTGATTTAGAAAACGTAATATATAAATTAAGAAGAGCATTAGATAATAGAATTAAACACCTAGCAATCTCGGTAACGTCCGGAGGGGTTGACAATATGGAAACATACAAGTATATTATCGGACAAATTAACGCCCTAGAGGCAACGAAACAGGAACTCTCTACCCTGCTAGACGATAAGGAGCTACATGAAAATAAAGGCACAGTCATTAACATCAACAGCGGGAAGCCCAAAGATAATCACCCCAAATAAAGAATTAGTCGGAGTAAAAAAATCCGAACCTAAAAAAGAAATTACCAACACCAAAGAAAAATTACCTCAACCAACAGGTTGGAGAATTTTAATTTTACCATTTAAAATGAGTGAGAAAACTAAAGGTGGGGTAATTATGAACGAATCAACATTAGAACGTCAACAAGTTGCATCACAATGCGGAAACGTATTAGCGATGGGATCAGAATGTTATAAGAATAAGGAGAGATATCCAAACGGTCCATGGTGCAAGATTGGTGATTGGGTGGTCTTTGCTCGTTATGCAGGATCACGAATAAATATTGAAGGTGGGGAAGTTCGTCTTTTGAACGAAGACGAAATATTGGCAACAGTCAAGGATCCAGAGGATCTCTTGCATAAATACTAACATAGAAGGAGGAAACTATGCCAGAAGAAAATAAAAAACCGCTAGATAAAATGGTGGATATAGATACATCCGGCCCAGCGGTCGATGTAACTGTAGAAGAACCAAAAGAAGAAGCGGTTGTAGAAACGAAAGAAGAAACAAAGGTTACGGAACCAGTAAAAGAAGAAACAGTAAAAGAAGAACCAGTAAAAGAAGAAACAGTAAGAGAAATAAAAAAGGAACAAAAAGTAGAAGATGAAAAACTAGAAGACTACAGTAAAGGAGTGCAATCTAGAATTGCTAAACTTACGCGTAAGATGAGAGAAGCAGAACGTAGAGAAGCTGCTGCTGTCGAATACGCACAAGCTGTAGAAAAGAAAAGACAACTAGATCAGGAAAGATTTAGCAAAGTTGATTCTGATTATAATAAAAGATTTGAAGAAAGTGTTAAAACTGGAATGGATTCTGCGCAAAAAGAACTTGCCAGAGCTATTGAATCCGGTGATGCACCTGCTCAAGTCGAAGCAAACAAACGAATAGCAGAGCTAGCGTTTGATAATGCTAAACTAAAACAAAGAAAAGCTGAACAGGAAGAGAAACCTGTCAAGCTTTCTGACGGTGGACAATTACCAAGCAAAGCTCCACAATCATTACCTCAAGCTGATCCTGAAGCTGAAGATTGGGCGGGTAGAAACAAATGGTTCGGAACTAATCGAGCTATGACATTTACTGCGTTCGAGATTCATAAGGATTTAGTGGACAAAGAAGGATATGATCCAAAATCAAATGATTACTATGAAGAAATAGACAAACGAATAAGAGTTGACTTTCCGCATAAATTTGATAATACTGGAGATATAAAAACGACTAGACCCGTTCAGTCGGTGGCTTCTGCGAATAGAAGTGCAAAAACTGGTCGCAAACAAATGAGACTCACATCATCTCAAGTAGCAATAGCTAAAAAATTAGGTGTGCCACTCGAAGAGTATGCAAAACAATTAAAACTCACGGAAGGAGCATAAGCATATGAAAAAAGACGACAAAATAACTTCTCGTGCGGCTGAGACTCGGACAAAGACTGAACGTCCAAAAGAGTACAAGCCACCATCCTCTCTGGATGCACCGCCAGCGCCAAACGGCTTTAGGCACAGGTGGATAAGAGCAGAATCTGTAGGATTCATAGATAGTAAAAATATTTATGGAAGACTTAGAGAAGGATATGTATTAGTGAGAGCTGATGAATATTCTAATGCTGATTATCCCGTAGTTGCCGAAGGTAAATACGCTGGAATCATTGGAGTAGGAGGCCTACTGTTGGCTAGGATACCCGAAGAACTCGCGAAGCAACGTGTTGATTATCAGAAAAAACTTACTGAAGGTCAAGACGAAGCAGTTGAAACCGACTTGCTAAGGGAACAACATAAGAGTATGCCGATCGATATCGAACGGCAGTCTCGTGTAACCTTCGGTGGTACAAAGAAAAGTTAATTTTTTAACTATTCTCGGGATAGCAACCAATTCCCTACTATCGATTTAATTAACCGTTTACAGGTAAAACTGTAAACATAGGAGTAATAACATGGCAAACAATAACTCAACGGGTTTTGGTTTGATTCCTGTCGGTACAATTGGCTCAACGCCAAGTACTCAAGGACAAGGCAAATACTACATTGATGCTGCCTACGACAAAGATTTGTTCCAAGGGACTGCAGTGCAGTCTAAAGTTGGATATATGAAAGTCGGGCAGAATGCGATTACTGATTCCACAATAGGGGTGTTAAATGGTATTTTTTATAATGCTAGCACAACACTAAAACCTACTTGGGCGAATTGGTATAACCAACCAGTTACTCCAGCTAATAGTGAAGACATCACAGCGTTCGTACTTGATAATCCTTTTCAACTTTATATGGGATTAATTGATGGTGCAGCAGCTCAAGCCGTTTATGGTAAAACATATGGTTTGACTACTGGTGATCCGACTGGCAATGAACTTGCAGGTCAATCAACATCAAAAGTAATCGTGGCTGGTGTGTCTAACACAGCTAATTCTTGGCGTTTAATAAGACTGGCCGAAGATCCTCAAAACAAAGACATGACTACCGGTGGTACGTCTGTTATTGTTGCTCAGAATCTTAACCAATTCTTAACTAATGCGCTAAGTTGGCAATAATAGGAGCATATAGAAATGGCAATATCAAGAGCACAGCTAGTTAAAGAACTAGAACCAGGCCTAAATGCACTATTTGGGCTGGAATACAAACGGTATGACAATGAGTCTGCCGAAGTATACGTAACCGAATCATCTGACAGGGCTTTCGAAGAGGAAGTAATGTTATCTGGATTCGCTAACGCAAATGTAAAAGCAGAAGGTCAAGGCGTATCATACGATGAAGCGCAAGAAACCTACACTGCTCGTTACACTATGGAAACGATCGCGCTTGCTTTCGCTATCACTGAAGAAGCTATCGAAGATAATCTCTACGATAGACTAGCTTCTAGATACACAAAAGCACTAGCAAGATCTATGTCAAACGCTAAACAAGTTAAAGCGGCTGTCCCTTTAAATAATGGTCTACCTTCGGTAGCTACTTATAAAACTGGTGACACTGTTTCATTGTTCTCTACGAATCACACTACGATTCAGGGATCAGTTTCAAATACTTTAACTACTCAAGCGGATTTAAACGAAACTTCATTAGAGCAGTCTTTGATTGACATTGCTGCAATGACTGATGAAAGAGGTTTAAAAATCGCTGCGAAAGGCGTGAAGATGATAGTTCCGTCTGCTAATCAGTTCCAAGCTGAAAGACTTATGAAGTCTCAAGGTAGAACTCAGACTGCAGATAATGATATCAATGCAATCAACTCTATGGGAATGATTCCTCAAGGATACCGAGTGAACCATTTCTTAAATGATTCTGATTCATGGTACATTATTACGGACGTTCCTAACGGTATGAAACACTTTGAAAGAACTCCATTGACAACTTCAATGGAAGGTGATTTTGATACTGGTAACGTAAGATACAAAGCTAGAGAAAGATACGTTTTTGGCGCATCTGACTTTAGAGGTATCTTCGGCGTTGAAGGTGCGTAATCTAAAATAATTAATGAGGCGGCCTTAAAACCGCCTCATTTACCATAGAAAGTTATAAAATATGTTTTCAACGATAATTGTTGATAATTTTTTCGAAGATATTAAAAAGATAATAAAGATTTCAAAACAATTAAAATATTATCCTCCTACTAAAACAGACAATTGGGGTGGGTTAAGAACTAAATCATTACATTTAACTCATTATGATTTATTTAATGATATAATTAAAAAAATCTTAAGTTATTATTATTCCAATAATAAAATAAAATTTAGTGATTCTTCCATGTTTTTTAGTAAATTAAACCTTGGAGACATAGGAAAAACACTTTATCATTATGACGAAGGCACTAAAATTGCTGCTGTGATATATTTAAGTTCAGGAAATATGAAGACAGGAACCACTTTATTCAATAAAAATGAAGAAAAACAAATAATTATAGGTAATGACTTAAATACGATGGTATGTTATGATGGTAATAAATATCATGGTCCTAGCAGTACTTTAAATTTAAAAAAAGAAAGATTAACCTTGAATGTTTTTATTAAAAACATAGAAATAATATAATGAGAAAATTCCTAGTAAATATTTGGGCTTACGATTATCACGCTAAATTTGAGGTTTTAGCGGAGGATAGTGTTGAATCTATTGAAAAAGCAGTCCTTGACAAAATTGGAGAAAAGAGTATAAAGTGGGAATCAACGGGAATGTATAGAAAAGTTCCGAGACGTATAACCTATGAGGAGGTTGTTGATGGTACAAGAACTGTACAAACAAAAACGATCCTTGGAGTTGAAGTGGCAGTTGGAGTATGAGCAAAGTGGTAAATATACTCTGGACATGGTTGAAATTGATAGTGCAATTAAAAGCACTATTACTGAGATCAAACTTGAGGAACGTAAAATTGCAGATAGAGAAAATGCAATTAGGAGTTCTGCCCCCGAAGTTTCTGTGGCTACTTAGATAAACGCCACATCGCTGAAATCGTACATTTCATGTAAGGATTCCTTGCACTCTATTAAAATCTAATATATAAATAACGTACTATACTATTAATAACCAACTTTAAGTGTAGACGCGTATAGTCGACATGCCCCTAGGGACTACATTTAAAATATTCTAGGAGGAATATTATGGCAAACACATCGTTTAATGGTCCGGTGCGATCCGAAAAAGGATTTCAACAGATCAATAAAGCAGCTAGTACAGGAGTTATAACTAAAAGGTTTCTAGGAACGAAACCAGATTTAACTAGTTTAACTGCAACTGTAGTAGCAACATCAGGTACGTTAACTTACGCAGCTAATGTAATTACGGTCAACAACTATGCGGGGGATGCTGCTCAAGCGGTAACATTACCGGCAGCGACAGTAGGAACTGTGGTAGTTCATGCTCAATCAGATGATACAACTGGTGGAGTACTGACTTTGACTTTTACATGTGCAGGAGATGACGTTTTTAGAACTGGATCAAAAGTGGAAAGTAGAGCTACTGGAGCAGTTCAAACTATAGATACGTCTGCAGCAAGTGAAACGATATTAACGTACACACCTGCGAATGCAGCAACTAATAGTTTAACTCATGGTTGTTATCTATATTTTACGTGTTTTGAAAAAGGCACTTGGAATTTTGCCCATGACTTATCAACAAGTAATACTGCAGATACAGGCGCAGCTGCTTGGAGTTAATAATTAATTTTAAAGTGCTCCTTCGGGGGCACTTTAATTAAGGAGAAAATTATGAGTACATATCCAGTAGATATAAAAACAGTTAATATTACCACTGCTACATCTACTACAATTTTTGATGGTCCAGCTAGAATTTTAGGACTTTCATGGGTTGTACCTACGAATGTTGCAGTTGGAACAATAACAGTCTTTGATGATACTACCGCAATGTGGGTTGTTAATACACCAGCTACTAATACTACCGATCACAAATCTCCATCTCATGGAAGCATAATGTTACCAGGAACTGGAATTAGAGCTAATACAAGTTTAGAAGTAACAAACGCAGTAGTAACACATGTAACTGTTTACTATGGATAGGAGCATAGATGGCCAATACAACATCAGGCTCTTATACATTTGGTAAGACTCTTGCAATTGATGATATAATTTCTGAAGCTTATGAAAGAATCGGCTTAGTCGGTTCAGCAGGGCATCAGATGCTTAGTGCAAGAAGGTCTTTAAATATTTTATTTCAAGAATGGGGAAACAGAGGGATTCATTTCTGGGAAATAGCTTCGACTAATATTGATCTAGCAGAAGGTACTAGTGAATATGCATTTTATAGAGATAGTGGAGATGGCACCAGTGCAACTACAGCACCATCCAATGGTATTTATGGGATAGCGGACATTATGACAGCTTCCTATAGAACTAATTATGATACTACCACTCAAACAGATTTACCTTTAACTAAAATTAGTCGTGATACGTATGCGGCCCTTTCAAATAAATTAACTAAAAGTACACCAAGTCAATTTTGGGTTCAAAGATTTATAGACAAAACAACCATTACAATTTATCCAACTGCAAATTCTACTGCAGCAGATAATTATATTAGCATTTACTATGTGGCAAGAATTCAAGATGTAGGAGCTTATACAAATGCAAGTGATACTCCTTATAGATTTATACCATGTATGATAGCTGGATTATCTTTTTATTTATCTCAAAAATTTGCACCGCAGAGAACACAAGAAATGAAATTGTTATATGAAGATGAATTAGCAAGAGCATTAGCGGAGGATGGATCAGCAGCGAGTACATTTATTACACCAAAAACTTATTATCCAAATATATAGGAGGAAATTATGACTATTATAACAGCAGGAATGGGAGCGATAATTAAAAGTCTTGCTAAGAAAAAAGCGGCTAAAAAAACAAAAGAAATTATTACAAGAAAAAGTGGTGAATACATTAAAAGTTTGGGTGAATCTAAAAAGAGAATGTATAAAGATTTAGGTCTTACAAAGAAGGCCGAAGATTTATCACAAATGAAAGTGTCTAAAGAGACTTATAGACAATATCATGGTAGAAGTAGAGGTCTTCACGAGGAAGTTAAAAAAAGAGCAGGTGTTTCTGGCGATAAATCTGTTCTTGCAGAAGTGAAAGTAATGAGAAAAAAATATGGATTAAAAGGAGACCAGCCTCATAGATATAGAACGTTTAGAGGAAAAAAAGTTAAAGGTAAACATTGGGAGGAAAGAGCAGACAAAGTAAGTGAAATGATGAAGAAGGATAAATAATGGGACAATTTTCCAAAGGTAGAAATGCATTAATGATTTCAGATCGTTCGGGAGCTGCATTTCCATATAGAGAAATGGTTCAAGAATGGAATGGTTTATGGGTACATAATTCTGAGTATGAACCGAAACAACCACAAATAGATCCAAGACCCCATGGTGCTGACCCACAAGCTTTACAACATGCAAAACCAGCTAGAACAGAATTTGCTGTAGCTGATTTATTACAAGAGAATCCTTTAGAAAGTTATGCAAATGCATCTCCTATTGTAAATGTTGTTCTTCCAGGACATGGTTATACTACCGGAAATATAAAAAGATTTAGAGGACCTTTAGGCGCTGCAGGTGTATACGGAGATCCTGAAGGAGTAGCAGGAATTACAGGAGCAACAATTGCAAAAGCTGCAGGATATACTATAACTGTAGGTAAATATGTTAGCGGAGCAACTGATACTGATGGGCCGAATGGTACGGGAATTTATGGAACTGATTGGTTTTATTTTAGTGCTACTACAAACGCAAATGCCGCTGGCGAAACAGGAGGAGGCTATCCGATCTCAGTAGGACCGGTAACCTTAAGCGCATAATGGCAGGATATACACTTTCAGAATTAGAAGCTGACCTTAGAAGTTATACTGAAGTAGACAGTAATGTTTTTACTGGTGCTCTTCTAGGCAGATTTATTGAAAATGCAGAATTTAGAATTAATAATGATTTACCTATGGATTCAGCTCGTGAAGAGTATGAAGGAACTTTAGCCGCTGATGTTAATACAGTTAGAGTACCGGCAGGATTTCTATTTGTAAGAGGAGTTCAGGTTTTTAATTCTACATCTAGTAGAACAGGTCAAAGCACTTGGCTTCAAAAAAGAGACAGAACTTTTATAGGTGAATATGTAGGAAGTTTAACAGGACCAGAAGGTGGGTCAACTGGTCAAGATACTACAGGATTACCTAAATATTATGGTATGTTTGGTGGTGCAACAGGAGATGGCTCTACTACATCAGGAAATATTATAATGGCTCCTACACCAGATGCCAATTATTTGATAAATATTCATGGAAATGCAATGCCAACAGGATTAGGGACTAATACTTCTGGGACTTATGTAAGTAAAAACTTTCCTCAAGGGTTACTATATGCCTCTTTAGTAGAGGCTTATGGATATTTAAAAGGTCCTATGGACATGTTGACATTATATGAGAATAAGTATAAACAAGAACTAGAAAAATTTGCAAGTGTGCAAATTGGGAGACGTAGAAGAGATGATTACACGGACGGTACTGTTCGTATACCAATTGAATCTGCGAATCAATAATTAGGAGAAAATTATGGCAATAACATCGGCAATTTGTAATAGCTTCAAACAAGAAATTTTAGAAGCAGAACATAATTTCACTGCTACAACAGGAAACACTTTTAACTTAGCTTTATACACAAGCTCAGCAACTCTAAGTGCATCCACAACGGCTTATTCAAGCACGGCTGAAATTACAAATACTTCAGGCACAGCTTATTCAGCCAAAGGAAATGCCTTAACGAGTGTTACGCCAACATTAGATTCATCCACGGCAATTTGTGATTTTGCAGATACGAGTTGGACATCCGCTTCTTTTACAGCTAATGGATGTTTAATTTTTAATGATTCACATGCAACGGACGCTTCAGTTTGTGCGGTGGCTTTTGGTGGTGATAAAACTGTATCTAGTGGAACTTTTACAATTCAATTTCCAGCAGCAGCAGCGACTACAGCGATTATTCGAATAGCATAAGGAGCAATTCCTTATGGCTAATCTTACAGTCACAGTAACCGTCGCAACTGGTACTCATTATATTGTTGGTGGCGCGGGCCACGTTTATTTTTTTAATGGTTCACAACCAGGAAGTTTTACTTTCCCATGGGTGAACGGTGGAACAGTTCGTTTAGATCAATCAGAAGCAACGAATGATAGTCATCCTTTAATTTTTTCTACTTCCAACAGTACAACTCTTTCAACGATGCAGGCCGGAATTATTTCTTCCGGAGTTACTTATTATTTAGACGGAGCCAGTAATCAATCCGATTACACAGACACAACAACTTTTAACGCAGCCACAACGCGTTACATAGAAATTCAACCTTCTTCAGAAACAGATTTTTATTTTGCATGCTGGGTTCATGGTATTGGAATGGGCGGCATTATGGATATGACCCAAGATACATGGGGTGCATTATCATGGAGTCAAGGAAAATGGAGCGAGCAAAATGATAGCAGTGTTGCCTTAACAGGTGTTTCTGCAACTTCATCTCTTGGAAGTGTTACAGCTTTTAATGAAGTAGGTTGGGGTTCTGATGCTTGGGGCGTAGAAGACTGGGGAGAATCAGGTTTAACTGTTACTCCTACAGGTCTTTCATTAACATCATCTTTAGGTACATTCGATTATGCTCAATCTACTTCTGGATGGGGCAGAGCAGAATATGGTAATGCTGGATGGGGAGTAACTTATTCTGTTGCATTATCTGGACTAGGTTTAACATCTGCATTTACTGCACCTGAAATACAAACTTTACAACTACTTACAGCACCATCAACTTTAACATCTTCATTAGGTACACTAATTACAGCGATTGTAGTACCAGTAACTGCACCATCAACTTTAACATCTTCTGTTGGATCTCCAACATATGTTGGTACTAATGCTGGTTGGGGTAGAGATACTTGGGGAGCAGAGCCTTGGAATGATTCTGAAGACCCAGTTATTACTTTAACAGGAATAAGTGCAACTGCTTCAGTAGGAGAACCATCAGCATATAACGAACAAGGTTGGGGTAGAGACCCATGGGGTTATGAAAACTGGGGTGAATCAGCAATGACAGTTATTGTTGATGTTTCATCAAGTGGAGTAGCAACTACAGGTGTTGGGGCTATTTCTCCAACTGAAATGGCTGTAGGATTAAGTGGTCAAAGTTTAACTTCATCATTAGGAACACCAGGATTATTATTTGGTCCAGGTGATTTAGCTTTATCGGGAGTTTCAGCAACTGTTTCTGTAGGTGCTATTGCACCAGCCGATGTAATGGGAATAACAGGAGTTGGAGCAACTTCTGCTGTGGGGGCAATTACTCCTACAGAAATGTCAATAGGATTATCTGGACTTTCTACAACTGCAAGTGAAGGGGAAATTGTCGTAACAGAAACCGCAATAATTATTCCAACTGGAGTAAGTTCAACAGTTTCAGTAGGAGCTATTTCTCCAACTGAAATGTCAGTTGGATTATCTGGACTTTCTGCAACTTCTGGTGTTGGAGCTATTACACCAACACAAATGATTGCGGGATTGACAGGGGTTGCAGCAACTGTTAGTATAGGAGCAGTTGGTGGTCCAATAGCATGGAAAAAAGTAACTCCGACACAAGGTGGTAGTTGGGCTAAAGTTTCACCACCAGAATAATAATATATGATATTGACAATAAGGCTAAAATCAAATAAAAATAACAAAATAAGCAGGAGATAAATTATGGCATCAACTTATACCCCCTTGGGTGTAGAAAAAATGGCAACTGGTGAAAACGCCGGTACATGGGGAACAAAAACCAATACAAACTTAGAAATTATAGAACAATTCGCTGGTGGGTATACTACTCAAGCAGTAACAGATGGAGCTGATACAGACTTATCAGTTTCTGATGGCTCAACCGGTGCAACTCTTGCTCACAGAGCAATAGATTTAACAGGTGCACTTACAGGTGCAAGAAACGTAACTATTCCAATTGACGTACAACAAATGTATGTCCTTAAAAATTCTACAACAGGTTCACAAGCAGTAACATTTAAATATGTAAGTGGTACAGGTGGTAGTGTTACATTCACAGGTGGTGATACATCAAGTAAAATAATTTATGGTACAGGATCAGGAAGTGATCCAGACATCGTTGATTTAGGATTCGTTACTACTACTGGAACTCAAACATTATCTAATAAAACTTTAACAGCTCCAGTAATTGCAGATGCAGGATATATTGCTGATGCTAACGGAGCGGAACAAATTATATTTCAAACAACAACTTCAGCAGTAAATGAATTAGAAGTTACTAACGCTGCAACAGGAAATCCTCCAATTTTAGGTGCTAGTGGAGAAGCCAACACTGGCGTCCACATAAAACCAAAAGGAACAGGAGAAACTATTGTCGGATCTGGCGCAGCAAGTGCTACGCTTACAACAAGTGGCGCTTATGATTTAATCTTAGATACAAATGCTGGAAGTAGTTCTGGTACTATTACAATTACAGACGCAGCAGACGGCGATATTACTATTGCACCAAATGGTACAGGTGTAGCAAAAGCTGTTGATGCAGCAGATGCAACCGGTGCTATAAAAATTGCAGGTAAAGAAACTATGTGGATCCCTGCTTCTGCAATGTATGGAGCATCTACTAATGGTGCTGATGCACAACAAGTTGAAACAACAGCAACAAGACCTGATATGAACGTATTAGATTTTGATGCTAGCACAGCTGAATATGCACAATTTTCAGTTGGTTTCCCTAAATCCTGGGCGGCAGGAACAGTAACGTATCAAGTTTATTGGACACCAAGTAATACGAATACGGATAACTGTATTTTTGGTTTACAAGGAGTTTCATGTGGTGACAGTGATACTATTGATGTTGCTTATGGAACAGGTGTAGAAGTTACAGATGCAGGTATAGGAACAGTTGAAGATCAACAAATTACCGCAGAAAGTGGCGCAGTAACAATTACAGCAGCCGCAGCTGGAGAACAAGTATATTTTCAATTATACAGAGATGCAGCCGATGGTAGTGATACCTTTACTGGTGATGCAAGAGTATTAGGAATGAGATTATTCTTCACTACGGACTTAGCTAACGACGCATAAGG